TAGAGGGAAGGACCTCCAGCGCCTGCATCTCATCGGCGGTGGTCTGCGCCCAGTCCTTCGCCGACTGGGCCTCCAGGACTCGTTCCTCGCAGCCGTCCGCGGCGGCTTTCGCCTCGGCCTGCCGCTGCTCCGCGGCCGACATCGCGGCGGTCATCCGGGCCTTGACACCCTCGTAGGTGGTATCGGTGGTATCGGTCATGGTCTCGTCTCCGTTTCCTGGCCCGCCGGGGTTCTGCTGACCCGGGTCTGCGGGTTCTTTCTCGTCCTGCGGTTCCTCGTCCGGCCGGTCCGGCTCCTGCCGGGGCCGGGCCCGTTCCCGTTCCGTGCGCAGCCACTCCACCCGCTCCAGCCGTTCCTTCTCCTGCTGCTTGGCCTCCTCGGGCCCGGGGACCCGCCACCACGGCCGTTCCTGCGATTCCGGCGGCGCGGGCGGCGGGACTAGGCCGCCGCCCTCGTCTATGTAGCCCTTGTAGGGTGGCGGCGGACCGTACGGGTACTCGGGCTTATCCGGTTCCTGCGGCTGGTCCGGGACGGCCCGCAGCCGCTCCCATTCCTTCTGCTCCCGCGCCTCCCGCGCCTCCAGCGCCTTCTGGCGGCGCTCCCGGAGCTCCGCCAGTTGCGTGTGCATCTCAGCTTTGCCCTCGGCGTGCTCAGCGCGGCCCTGGGCCAGGCTGAGCCGGGCCTGGTGGTGGGCCTCCCGGCCCCGGTTCCACCCGTCGGCCAGCCCGGCGCGGGCGGACGGGAACCCGTGCGCCGCCTGATGCCCCCAGTACCCGGTCCCGCCGGCCGTGACCCGGGACAGCGCCCCCCGCACCCGGGACAGCGCCCCCGGGCCCGGGGGCGCCGGGGGCCGCTTCTTCCACTTGTCCAGGTCCCGCCCGGTCTGCTGGACCAGGCCGCGGACCGCCGCGGCGACCAGGAACACGAACGCGAGCTCGAGCATGTCAGCCTCCCACGCTGGACACGCCGGACCGCAGGCCGCCCGGGATGCCGTTCAGCTGCGCGAACGCGGACACCCCGGCGACCAGGCACGCGGCGACCGCGATGCCCAGCCAGAACGTCCGCTTCGACGCCCCGCCGCCCTTGGGGTGCAGGTCGTGGATGAACACGATCACCAAGATCGCGAACAGGGCGCCGGGCACCCCGACGCCGAAGATCTTCCCGACCAGGCTGCTGGTCAGGCCCGACAGCCACACCGCGGCCTTGGTGATGATCTGGGTGAAGACCCCGCCGGAGACCAGGCAGGTGCCGATGAACGCCAGCCAGGCGCGGAGCCGCTTGAAGATGTGCAGGAAGTACAGGACGAAACCTACGACCAGCATGATCGCGCCCCACTCCGAAAACGAAAGACCCAGCAGCATGACGGGCCTCCTTTACAGGTAGCCGCCCAGGACCAGCGCCGCCCACACGGCGGCTCCGATCAGGACGTGGATGAACAGTGACAGCGGCGACCGGGTCGCCCATTCGACGTAGTTGAGGAACGGCTTGATCACCGTCGTGTGGACCGCGCCGTAGCCCAGCCGCCCGGCCTGGAACGGGGGCCAGTTGAGGTGGTCGGCGCATTCCTTGTGCCGCTTCGCCGCGGCGAGGATCGACGGCGGCTGGGCGTGCAGCAGCGAGTCCTTCCGGGCCGCCAGCACGGTGAGCGGGCCGAGCAGCTGGGTGAGGTTCTGGGCCAGGGCAAGCCGGGCCTGGGCGGTGAGGGAACCGAGGGAAGGAACCGGCGGGGGAACTTCCCCCGGCCCGTTTTCTACTGCGCAGTCACGCGCGTGCGCGCGAGGCGGCCCGTCTTGCCCGGCCGGGTTTCCCTCGATTCCCCACGCCTGCTCGACCCATTCCAGGTCCGTGTCCGGGTTCGTCACGCCGTCTCCTTCTTGGTCGCGTCGTACTCTCCGATGTCGATCCGCTCGGCGAGGCCTTGCAGGTACCGGGCCGCGTCGGCGACCAGGGCGGCGGCGGTCGCGTCGTGGGTGCCGGGCGGGGTGCCGAGCGGGGGGCGGCGCTTCTGGAGCAGCCGGACCGCGGACCGGAACCCGTCGAACGCGACCCGGAGCCGGTCCCAGTCGGACCCGGCCTGGTCGAGCAGGGCCTTGCGGCGGGCCCGGTGCCCGGCGTTACGCCTGGCGTATGCGCCGTGGCGGGCCATCAGGTACCGGTCCTGGTCAGGATGCGGGACTCGCCTTTCGCGCGGGCGACGATCTCGAACTCGACCCACCGGTTGGGGTGCCAGTGGTTGCGCTGCAGCCACCCTTCGAGCCGCCCGGCGAGCCATTTGATGTCTTCGGGGTCGCCGGACGCGTCGAACTTGTCTTCGTTGTGGGTGTGGTGCAGCACTTGCAGTTCCAGGTTCATGGGCGGGTTCCGTCCGGGGCGTGTCCGTTGGTGGCCTTGACCAGATCCAGGACGCGGCGGGCCATCCGCCGGTTCCCGCCGCAGTAGTCGCTGGCGATGGTCCGGTCGCCGGGGATCGCGTCGAGCTGGCGGACCAGGTTCGCGATCCGCTTCTCCTCGGCGGCGCGGGCGGCGGCGGCGGTGCGGCCGGGCGGCTTGCGCCGGTCTTTGCGCCGGTCTGGTTCGGGGTCCGGTTTCTTGGTCTTGGACGCGAGCCGGGCGGCGGCCATCAGCGCGAGGGTGCCGGTGAGGATCAGCTGGTCCGGGACGAACGGGCCGAGGTGCGCGACGAGGTCATGCGAACCGGTCCGCTCCAGGACGGTCAGCGCGTGCAGGTACGAGATGATCCCGGTGATCCCGGCGAGGCTGCCGAGGGTGACCGTGGCGAACCACTGCTCCCAGTGCTCGGCGACCGGGAAACGGGGCGGCCCGAACCGGCGCATCATCCAGATCAGCGTTTCCAGCGAGACGACGAGGGCGACGGGGTACAGCGCGGCGACGATGGCGCCGCCGGTGCCGCCGTCCCACAGGCCGCCGTAGACGTTCATCGCGATGGTGGCGCCGATCCCCACGGCGATCGCGGTGCGGGGGAGCAGGGTGCCGCCCATCCGGTGCAGCATCCCGGCAAGTCGCGCCCGGCGGGTGGTCCGGTCCGGTGGTCCGCTCATCGGTGTGCCTCCTTGGTCCGCTACGTGGTGGTCCGGTTCAGTGGTTTCTACGTCACAGAGTCGTTGAGTATTCCCTAAACGTCAAGCGATCCCTGAACCGGGTGTATAGACCCCCCTATCCGAAACGGGTCCCGGCGTTTACCCTTGGCCTCGTGGACCACGACGACCCGGAAGTGACAGCGGCGCTGAACGCGGTCCGCGCCGTGTTCGATTCGGTCCGGTCCCGGCCTGACGATCCGGCGAAGTTCCGCGCCGTCTCCCAGTTCGCCGCCGGGGTGCAGCAGCTGCGGGACGAGGCGTCGGCGGAGCGCCGTGAGGTGGTCCGCCGGTACCGCGACAAGGAGCAGCTCACCCTGGCGCCGCTGGCCCGGGAGCTCGACATGAGCAAGACCCGCGCGTGGCAGCTGACCGCCTCGAGAACGGAGGACGAATGATGATGGAGTGGAAGACCGTCGGCGTCGAGGTGTTCATCTGCGCCGCCGACCGCGCGGCGATCTGGATGAAGGGCACCGACGCGGTGCGGTACGGTCCGCTGCCCGCCGCGAACACGGTGCATTTCGAGGTGCAGCGGCTGCTCGTCGAGGCGGGGGTTGACCCGGACGACGAGGCGGTGTTCATCAAGCTGCCCGACGCGCCGGTCGCGGGCGTGGTCCACTCGACCAGCTGGCGGGACGCGGGGCCGGCCGTGGTCCTGACCTACATGGCGGTCGTCGCGGTGGACGGGTTCGTGCTCGGGGCCTGGCCGGACGCGGTGCCGGTTACCCCGGTGCTGCTGGCCAAGACCGCGAAGCCCCTCCCGCACCGGCCGGCCGGGCCGCCGCGTGAGGTGTTCGTGTCGCATGTGCTGGAGCACGGGCTGCGGCACCTGGCGTTCCAGACCGGCAAGTGGGGCGACGCGAACATCGCGGCGGTGCTGGACCGGAACATGCGGCGGCACCTGGCCCAGCTGAAGCCGGGGATGGCCGGGATGTACTCGGAGCTGCTCGCCGGATAACCCGGGCGGGCGGCCCGCGTAACTTCTACACTCGCCACATGCCCCATCAGCCTCCCCTGACGTACAAGCTTGTCCTGGTCCCCGCCGATCAGACCACGGAAGACGGCTGCCGGCCGGGTTACGTGAAGCTGACCGGCACCCCGGGCGAAGGGGCGTGGGATGAGTGGGGTCCGTACCCGCTGGCGGGTGAGCTGACGATGGGCCCGTACCGGGCGACCGTGGAGATGTCCGCTGAGCTGGCCGCGGCGGGGTTCGGCGTGCCGCTCCCGGCGGCGGCGGGGACGGCCGTACCCTCGGGTTCATGAGCGCGCCTGTCACCCGCTGGGTGTCGGTCACTGACGCCGCGCCCAGGATGGGGATATCCCGGGAGTATGTCCGGGTCCTGATCAGGTCCGGGGCGCTGCCCGCCGTGAAATGCGGCCCGGCGCGGAACAGCCCGTGGCGGGTCACGGAGCAGACGATCGCCGGGTACCTGGACGGGAGGTTCGGTGCGGGTCACAGCGGATGAGGCCGACGCGATGGCGGTCGGCTGCGGGGAGGCGAAATGCTGGGCGGTGGCGGGGAAGTTCTGCCGCACCCCGTCCGGGACCCGGCGGCGGCCGCACCCGGGGCGGGTGCAGGCGGCGCGGCGGGCGGGGATGCTCGGCGGGGCGGGGCGGGGGTTCCTGGTCGCCCAGTGCGGCGCGGACGACCGGGGCGGCACGGTGCTGGTCGGCCCGGTGGCGCTGGTGCTGCCCCCGGAACCGGCGGTGGCTGATGCCGGCTAGCCGGATGACGCAGAAAGCGGTCGCGGAACGCAGGTCCCAGGTGCTGCAGGCCCGCCAGTCGGGCATGTCGTGGGAGCAGATCGCCCGGACCGTCCCCGGCGTGAAAGACGCGGCCGCGGCGGTGCAGGATCACCAGAGGGCGCTGAAGTCGTCGGCTGAGCTGCGGGTGGCGGGCGGGGAAGACCGGGCCGGGGCGCGGGAGCTGGAGCTGCGCCGGCTGGAGTCGCTGACCCTGGCGGCCGAGGGGGTGCTGCGGGCGGCGGCGGCGGACCCGGACAAGCATGATCAGGTGCTCCGCGCGGTGGACCGGCTGTCCCGCCTGTCGGCCCGGCGGATGGACCTGCTCGGCCTGGGCCAGCAGCAGCAGCCCGGGCAGGGGGGTGGCGGCGAGGATGAGCTCGCGGCGCGGCGGCTGCGGGTCTCGGCCCGCCGGCAGAACCTCGGCTAAGCCGTGCACACGCTGGCGCCGTGCGGGGCCTGCCACATCTATCACTGCCCGGTGTGCGGGTGTAATCGGCCGCGTCCCCGCCCGGTCCCGGTCCCGGCGCGGTAGGTTCTTGCCCTGTGACAGCTGAGAACCGCGCCCGTGCCCTGGAACTGGCCCGAGGCGACCCCGACGAGGCGGTCACGCTTGAGGACGCTCAGGTGATGGTCAAGGTCGCCGAAGTGTTCCGCAAGTATCTCGACGGGACCACGGTGCGGCTGGCCTGGACCGTGACCGTCGACGGTGCCGCCGTCCCCCTCACAATCTCCCCCGGAGGAACCATGCCCACCATCGCCGTAGCCGCGACCGTCGACAACAACACGGTCACGTTCGCGGTCACCCCGACCGACGACCACAACGACCCGACCGGCGACACGCTGACCGTGACCAGCGACGACGCCGCCGGCGCGGTGGGGACCCTGGTCGTGAACGACGACACGCACGGCGGTGTCGTGACGCTGGCCCACGCGGAGGGGTCGTTCAACGTGACGTTCGCGGACCCGGCCGCCCCGACCGTCGAGGACCTGGTGTTCGCGGTGACCGTCGGCGCTGGCGCGACGTCGGCGCTGTCGGGCACCGCGACTGTCGCCTGACCTCCGGGCATAACGAAGGCCCGGCCCCCAGCCGCATGGGGTCCGGGCCTTCACTCTGCCCTACGGGGCCAGGCAGAGGCTCAGGTTTCGCGGCCCTGATGCTTGTACTCGTCGTAGCCGTGGGCGGCGTGGGTACCGGACCCGGGCGGGTCGTGGGTCATGCCCGCGTAGTTCTGGTCGTGGTGGGTGGGGCCCCCCATCGACGCCTGCGCCTGGCCCGCGAGCCAGGCGGCGTCGCCGTTGGGGTCGGCGCCGTGCGCGCCGGGCTGCCCGAGCGGCATGTAGTTGTTGGGCTCGGCCCGGTCGCCGGGCGGGGTGAGTTCCTCAGTGGCCATCCGGGCCTCCATGCTCGAATCGGGTGGGGCTACGCCGCCAGGGTACGCTCCCGCGTTTTCTACCTGCCGGATTTACACTCTGAGCATGACGGCGCGCCGAGAACCCAAGACGAACCCCAAGACGAAACCGGCCCGTGGCCGGGGGCTGCGCGCTGACCTGGTGATCATCGACGAGCCGTTCGCCCATCCGGGGGTGCTGGCCGCAGGGGGCCACCCGGACCCGGGCGACTGCGCCCACCCGAAAGGCCGCCGGGACGGGAAGAACCCCAGGTTGTGCCGGGCGTGCGGCGGCCCGGTCCCCGACGGGGTGAAGTGACCGCGCTCGACCTGCCAGTCTGCGGGCCGGTGTCGCCGCTGCTGTCCCGCCCCGGCCTGGTCCAGCCGGCGTTCGCGTCGATCCCGGAGTACGTCCACACCCTCGGCGACGAGGCCGCCGGGTTCGCGGCGGATTTCGGGATGCCGCCGGACCCGCAGGAACGCCTGGTCCTCGACGTCATCTTCGCGACCGGGGACCGGGGCAAGTCCGCCGCGTACGAGGTCGGGCTGGTCTGCCCGCGGCAGAACCTGAAAACGGCGACGTTCGAGATGGCGGCTTTGACGTGGCTGTTCCTGTTCGACGAACCTCTGGTGGTGTGGTCGGCGCACGAGTTCGGGACGGTGCAGGAGACGCTGACGCACATGGAGAACGTCGTCCTGAACTGCGACATGCTCCGGGCGAAGACGGCGCGGATCGTCCACGCGCACGGGTTCGAGACGATCGAGACGGTGTGGGGGTCGCGGATCCTGTTCCGCACCCGGACCAAGACCGGCGGCCGCGGCCTGTCCGCCAACAAGGTCGTTTTGGACGAGTCGTTCGCCCTGCACGCCAAGCACATGGGGGCGCTGCTGCCCACCATGTCGGCGAAACCGGACCCGCAGATCCTCTACGGCAGCAGCGCGTGCCTGGAGGACTCCGAGGTCCTCGCCGAACTGGTGACCCGGGGCAGGCCGGGGGATGACCGGGACTGGTCGACGGACGCCCCGGTGCACCAGGCTGTGACCGGGCCGCTGGCGATGGCGTACCTGGAGTGGTGCGCGCCGCCCCCGGAAATCGCCTGCGACGCGGGGGTGAAGTGCTCCCATGAGAAGCCGGTGTTCGGCCGGGACGGCGCCCAGGTCGGCGGGGCGGCGGGGTGCGGGTGCGACAAGACGGTGTACCAGCTGCGGGCCAACCCGAGCGTGGGGATCGTCCGGCCGGACGGCGGGGAGATCACCCTGGACTACATCGCCGCTGAACGCCGGGCGATGCCGGTCTCGGAGTTCCCGCGGGAACGGCTCGGGTGGCACGACAAGGTTGACGGGGGCACCTCGCCGCTGCCGATGACCCGCTGGTACGAATGCGCCGACAAGAAGTCCACGCCCCGCGCCGGGTCCTCCCTGGCGATCGGGTTCGCGGTCGCGGACGACGGCGCGTCCGCGGCGGTGGCCCTGGCCGGATGGCGGGCGGACGGGCTGCCGCACGGGGAGCTGATCGAGCACCTGCCCGGCACCGGGTGGCTGCTCGACTTCATCCTCGGCGTGTGGGCGCGGCAGGGGCCGTGCTGCCTGGCGCTGGACCCGAAAGGCCCGTCGGGGGCGTTTGAGAAGCTGCTCCGGCAGGACCGCGGCCCGGACGGCGCCAAGACCCGGTTCGTCACGCCGCCGAAGGATAAGCCGGGCCCGCCGAAGCTGATGCCGGGAGACCGGCTGATGATGGTCATGTCGGCGCAGGAGGCCGCGCAGGCGTGCGGGATGCTGACCAACGCGGTGATCAACGCGACGTTCCGGCACCCCGACCAGAAGCCGTTGAACGACGCCGCGAAAGACGCCCGGAAACGGAACGTGGCGCAGGCATGGGTGTGGGATTCGCTGGCTAAAAAGGACATCACCCCGATCCAGGCGGTGACGTGGGCGCAGCTGGGCCTGGCCACGTTCGGCGCCAAACCCGCGCTTACCCCGTTCGCGCTGACCTGACCGGTACGCTCGGGGCCCATGGAGCGTGAACGGCTGTGGCCGCAACCGGACCGCGGGGACCTGGACGGCGCGGTCGTCGAGCTGGCCATCGCCGACGACGGCACGATCGAGATCGACAACGTGCGGTTCCCCGGCCAGCCGGTCCCCTGAATGGACCTGGGGCGGGTCGCGTACGAGGTGTACGCGCAGGAGTCCGGCGACCCGATGCCGTCGTGGGCCCGGCAGACGGCTGAGGTCCGGCAGACCTTCCGGGCCGTCGCCGACGGGGTGCTGATGTTCACCGACCTGAGCAGGGAAGGAGCGCCTGTGAGCCTGGACCCGTCGATGGTCAAAACGGAGTCGCCCGGTCCGCTGCCCGGACGGAACACCACGAACGCGGCAGCCGGATCACCACTCCTGGCCCCGGTCGAGGTGCTGTCGCTGACCGAAGGGGACCGGCTGATCATCCACGTCGACGGGTCCGCCGGCCTGTCAGCCGGGGGCGGCGAGCAGCTCGGCCTGCACGTCCGGGCCCGTCTCAAGCTCGACGAGCTGGGCTTCGACGTGCCCGTCCTGGTCGTCTCCCCGGGGATCCGGGTGACCGTGGCCAGGCCGGGGTGAACACGGCGGCGATCACCGCGAAGGCCCGCACCGTCAGGCTGAGCGTCGTGCTGCTGTGGCTGGTGACCGGCGTGTTTTACGCCCCCGGGTATCTGGCCGGACGAGTATGGTTCTGCATCGCGTGGGCGGGCTGCGCGGTAGCCGATGGTTTCACCGCCGGCGCGCGGCCGCAGTCCGGGCCGCCCGGCTAGACGCTGAGGAGGCCCCGTGGCGGGGATGGTGGACCGGGTCCGCGGCCGGGTGACCGGAGGCAGGGTCGACACCCCGGCGTCGGCACCATCGACGCGGGACATGTCCCTGTCGCTGGACGAGTGGGCGTCCTACTTCTCGTTCGGCGGCTTGCAGTACCCGCTGATCCAGACGACGCTCGGGTCGGTCGACAAGGAACGGATCGTCGGCAACGCCATCGCGAGCCTGCAGGGCGTGTCGTCTGTGTTCGCGCTGATCCAGGCCCGGGTGCAGGCGTTCTCCCAGATCCGGTTCCAGTGGACGCGGATGTCCGGCGCGGTGCCCGGGGACCTGTTCGGCACCGACGCCCTGGCGGTGCTCGAGCGGCCGTGGCCGAACGGGCACACCGCGCACCTGCTCGCCCGGATGGAAGTCGACAACAGCATCGGCGGGAACGCCTACGTGGTGCGGCCGCGGCAGGACCGGCTGGCCCGGCTCCGCCCGGACCTGGTGACGATCTGCCTGGGGTCCCAGTACGACATGGAGTCCCCGGCCGACGCGCCGGACGTCGAGATCGCCGGGTACGCCTACTTTCCCCGGTCCGGGAAGCCGCAGTGGTTCTGGCCGTGGGAAATCGCGCACTTCAGCCCCATGCCCGACCCCAACTTTCAGTTCCTGGGGATGAGCTGGCTGACGCCGCTTTTGCGTGAGGTGCAAGCCGACGCGTTGATGACGGAGCATAAATACCGGTTTTTCGCGAACGCGGCGACGCCGAACCTGGCGATCAAGTTTGACCCGGCGGTGCCGATCGAGATGGTGAAGGCGTTCAAGGAGCTGCTGGAGAACGAGCACCGCGGCGCGTTCAACGCGTACAAAACTTTGTATTTGGGGGGCGGGGCTGACCCGGTGCCGGTGGGGACGGACCTGCGGCAGCTCGACTACGCCGTCGTGCAGGGGCACGGGGAGGCGCGGCTGGCGGCGGCGGCGGGGGTCCCGGCGTCGTGGGTGGGGTTCAGTGAAGGCCTCCAGGGCAGCAGCTTGAATGCGGGGAACTTCCAGGCGCAGCGGCGCCGGTTCTCCGACGGGACGATGCAGTGGCTGTGGATGAACGCGGCGCACGCGCTGGAGGCGGTGGTGCCGCCGCCGGATTCCCACGCGAACCTGTGGTTCGACTCGCGGGTGCCGTTCATGCGGGAGGATGCGTCGGACATCGCGGCGATCCAGGCGCAGCAGGCCGCGACGGTCTCCAGCCTGGTGATGCAGGGGTTCGACCCGGCC